TTATTTCTATAATAATGTAGAAGAAGTAAACCTAGAACTATTACTAGCACAAGCAGCATTAGAGTCTGGTTGGGGTACTAGTAGATTTGCTAGAGAAGGTAATAACCTATTTGGTATACGAACATATAATCTAAAAGAACCACATATGTTACCCTCAAACAATCCAAAGAAGTGGGGTGTAAAAGTTTATATGCACGAATGTGATAGTGTATTGAACTATATAAATGTAATAAATAATGGTAGTGCTTTCAAAGAGTATAGACAGATGAGAGAAGACGGTATAACTGACCCTTTCTTACTAACAGAAACACTTGACGCATACGCATCTGATAAAGACTACTTCTCAAAAGTCAAAAGTATATTAAGCAAAATTAGAAAAGACTATCAATAATATGTTTCTAACGATATTAACATTTTTATCGGCCATATCTATATCTGTTATAGCGGCTGGGTATTCAATCATAGGTCTAGCGACATTGTTTGCTGGTGCTGTAATACCTATTATATTAATGGGTTCAGCATTAGAAGTTGGTAAACTTGTTGCGGCCAGTTGGTTATATCACAATTGGAATAGTGATGTACCACGCTTACTCAAAGCATATCTATTTTCTGCTATTATAATCTTAATCTTTATTACATCTATGGGTATCTTTGGTTTTTTATCTAAAGCACACCTAGATCAAGTCAAACCAACATCAAGTAACAATATTAAAATAGAATTATTAGACAATCAAATTAAGTCACAACAACTTATTATTGATAGATCACAAAAGACATTAACACTATTAGATAAGGCATTAGAAGTTTACATAGATAAAGAATTTGTAACTAGAGGTCTTAAAGAAAGAAAGAAACAAGAACCAGAAAGATTAGAATTAAATACAGCAATCAAAGAAGCAAGTAATGAGATTGCTAAACTATCCGAAGAAAAAGGTGTATTAAGTTTAGAACAAAATAAAATAGAAGCAGAAGTAGGACCAATTAAATATGTGGCAGAGTTAATCTATGGCGAGAATGCACAAGATAACTTTGACAAGGCAGTTCGTATAGTAATATTGATACTCATATTTGTATTTGACCCACTAGCTGTACTTCTATTGATCGCTGCCAATATATCTTTACGACAGTGGCGTAGAAAAAGAGAAATCGCTAAAACAGAGAAACAATATACTTTAGAACAAAGACTGGAGAAAGAAAAAAAGAAGGCAGAAAGATTCAAAGAAAAGAGTAGAGATTATAAGAAGATGGTTGCTCAGGTAGCAGATTTAAAAGACCTTTCACCAGATGAAGTTAAACTAAAATTAGACCAAATATATGATTGGAATGATAAGAGCTAGTATTAGTATATTACTGTTGATTCTATTAAGTGGCTGTTTTGGGGGCACACTGTTTCAATTAGGCCCTATACCGGTCAAATCTGGTGATATAATAACTAAACCTTTCACCAAATCTATACTTGACAAAGAGCAAAAAAAGTGATATATTATATACTATGGAAACAAAAATACATATACCAATAGAAGTTAAAAGACTTGACGCACTTGCTAGTGCGTGTAAGAACGCCGCTAGTGATGACTTCAAAGAACTATGGTATAAGAAGTTAATAGAACTAGCAAAAAAATATAAACTAATGGACTATGTGACAAGAAAGTTGATACACTAATGAATATATTTTATGTACATAAAGACCCTGTGGTTGCTGCGAAAATGCTTATTGATAAGCATGTAGTAAAAATGATTATAGAATCAGCACAAATGCTATCTACTGCTCACAGATTAATTGATGGTGAACAGTATGAAGATAGAACTAAATCTAATAGAAGAATAAAAAGATGGCGATTAAAAGATAAAACACACGAAGATATTATCTATAAAGCTTCTCATGTAAAACACCCTAGTACAATTTGGGTTATGGCATCAGCATACAATTACTATTGGTTATACAATCATATGATTGCGTTGAATGATGAATTTAAATTAAGATACAATCATACAGAAGATCATATGACAATTAGAAAATTAGGTATTATACTTCGTAATCCACCTAAAGGAATATCTTTAACTACAATACGAACAGATCCTACTCCAGCAATGCCTGACGAGTGTAAGATACCAGGTGATGTAGTTGGCTCTTATAGAAAGTATTATGTAATGAAGAAACAAGCTATGGCATCGTGGAAGGCGCCATCAACCCCACCTGAATGGTATACGAAAGGTTTACAAAATGGACTATGAAGAAATTGAAAAACTGTCATTAGAAGAATCTAAAAGACAAAAAAAAGAACGAAAAGAAAGTGGACTAAATATGATACGACCATTTACATTTGATGAAAAGAAATTATTGTGGGACGGTTTAAGAGAAGACAATAAGACCTTACATGAATTAGCTATGGAAGGCTTCAATGAAGAACAAACATTAAGAAGAATAGAAGAAAGGAACGGATTTTAATGATTAAAGAAGCATTAATAAAAAAACTAGAAGGTGATATAGAAGTTGCTAAAGTAGACCTAAAAACATTTTTAGCAAATCCAATTGGTGTTGCCGAACATATAGATTATGTAATAACAGCAGAAAAAAAATTAGAAGCATTAGCACACGCAGAAGATAAATTAGAATCATTATTAAAAATATAATGCCATTATATACATTTTATAATAAAAAAACTAAAAAAGAATATGACGATATGATAACCATTGCTGAGATGGAAGAATTATTAGCTAAAAACAAGCACATTAAACAAGTCCCTAAAGGTATAAATATTGTAGCGAGTACAGGAAGTCGTCACATGAAGAATGATAGTGGTTGGAAAGAAACTCTATCTAAAATAGGTGAGGCGCATCCAGGAAGTGCATTAGCACAACAGACACAAAAGAAGTCTATAAAACAAATTAGAACTGAACAGGCTGTCACAAAGAATAAGAAACGAGTAGCAGCAAGGAGAAAACGATAATGGCTAAAGATATACCAGATTATATGCGAGGGTTTGACCTTGAGGAAGATTGGGGAGCAACCGCAGTATCTTCAGCACCTACACAAGAAGTTAAACCATCAGTAGAAAAAAAAGACATAGAGAATTTAGGGCAACAAACTAATTTAGAAATAGCTAAAGTTAAGAATGATGTAGGGTCAATTAAAGCTATGATGAATGAGATAATGCAGATAGTTGCTGAGAAAGATACTATTACAAAAGAAGTTAATAGTGCTGACATTGACAAAAGATTTAAGGATATAGAAAAGATAGTATTACCTTTCCTATATAACTTAGGTAAAACAGATGAGCCTTATATTCATTGGCCTAATAGAGGACCAATTATAAAGGCACAAATAGAGAAGTTATTAAAACTTACAAGAGGTAAATAAATGAAATTAAGTAATAATTTTAGTCTAAACGAAATGACTAAGAGCCAAACAGCTGAACGAAAAGGGATTAGTAATAATCCTAGTGAAGACCATATGAACAGTTTGAAAGCATTATGTGAAAATGTGCTACAAAAGGTTAGAGATCATTATGGTAAAGTTGTATCTATATCTAGTGGATATAGAAGTCCAGAACTATGCTTAGCAATAGGGTCATCAATAAACTCACAGCATGCGAAGGGCCAAGCCGCAGATTTTGAAATCTTTGGTGTGTCTAATGCTGATTTATGTAAATGGATTAGTGAAAACTGTGACTTTGATCAGATGATTTTGGAGTACCACACTGTAGGAGAACCTAATAGTGGTTGGGTACACGTTTCATATAGATCAGATGGTGAAAATCGTAAACAGATATTAAGAGCTTACAGAAATGAAAGCAAGAAGACTTGTTACGAATCATACGACCCTAGCTGAAAAGAGAAAAGAGACGAAGTAAGAAACGATCCTGAAAAGATCAAAGATCATATGATACTGTACAGGTCAACATAGACTTGACAGAATGCATATATTGTGATATATTATAGTAATACAAATATGAAAGTGAATATATAATGACATCAAAGTTTAATTTTATTGATTTAGATAAATCAAAACTACCAGTAACTAAAGGTAAAAAAGTAGATGGTTTTCGTTTCTATGATATAGAGGGAAAAGCATATCCATCAATTACTACTGTACTAGGTATTCAAAAGAAAGCACAATTACAAGAGTGGCGAGATAAGATTGGTGAGGACGTTGCCAATTGGGAAATGGGTAGAGCGGCTAGACGTGGTAAGGCAACTCACTTATTAATAGAACAATACATCAAAGGTTTAACACCAAGTGAACGAGGTGTATTACCATTAGGTCTATTCAGATTAATTAAACCATATGTAGATCAGATTGATAACATACATTGTTTAGAAACAATTATGTACAGTAAGAAGTTGACCATCGCAGGTCAAGTTGACTGTATCGCTGAATACAATGGTAAGTTATCAGTAATTGATTTTAAAACAGCAAACAAAGAACGACAAGAATCTTGGATAGAGAACTACTTTATGCAGACTACAGCCTATGCTCAAATGTATGAGGAGATGTTCGGAAAAGAGATAGAACAAATTGTTATTTTACTAGCATCTGAAGATGGTTCAGTTCAATCATTTATAAAAGAAAAGAAAGATTATATGGAACCTTTGAAAAAATCAATTGGCGACTTTTATAAATATTATGAAGAACTAAACAAGGATAAGATCAAGCAAGAGTAGCCCATATCTTATAAAAAGATATGAAAAAATTGTTAATCTTAATCTGTCTATTGTGGAACACCACTAGTTATGCTGATATGGAGAAGTATGATTTATTTGGTATGACAATGCCAATGATGTGTGGATTACCAGCAACAGTAGATCAATATATAAAAGATAAAGGCTTTATTGCTATCAATGTAAGTTTTGGTAAAGAAAATGCTAAAGAAGATGGTGAGATAGTGTTTGCGATAAAATATTACATAAACGATAATTTACAAACATTAGCAGTAGCAGAATCACCACTGGATCCATATAAGTGTATGATATTCCATACGTTTGATATGATAATGAATAAAAACTTATTAGAAGGTACTAACACTTGACAATAATGTAAAAGTGTGGTATATTAATAGAGTTGCAACTGTGTAGGCGAAAGCGAGAGTAAGTAACCTACACTTATATAATTAGGAGAATATAATGACAGACGATAGATCAGAAGACGCAAGTTACGAAAACGAAGCTACACCACCATCACCGATGGTACAAATTTCACTTAAAGAATACGACAAATTAAAAGCCAAACAGCACTACATAACAGATAAAGGTCTTATTGATATTATTGATAATATGGAAAGACTATTAAGAGCTTTAAGGAAACATATAGTTAGATCGGACTTTAATGAATAGTAAAGAATTTAGTTTAAATATTGAAAGTATTGTAAAAGAAAAAAGAATAACATACATGGATGCTGTTGTTTGGTACTGTGAAGAAAACGGTTTAGATACAAGTCAAGTATCATCATTAATCTCAAAATCATTAAAAGAAAAAATTAAGTTAGAAGCTATGAACTTAAAGATGTTGAAGTTTCCAAAGTGTGGTATGTTACCCATTTAATTATGTATGGTGGATTTGATGTATATAAAACTTACTTGGCTATCAAGTTACATTTCGCATCGGATACATACGACTATTATAAGTATGGTGGAAAGGTTAACGCAAAACTTGAAACATTTACTAAACGTAAGGATAGATA